AAAAATAACACAGCGGGTCAATTCGCGGGTATTTCTACGCAAATTGCTGTAGATGCTGCTTTACCTGCCGCACAAGAAGTTACAGGAACTTCCGTAACAAGTGCAAACGTAGTGGCGCAAATAGGTCTTTTAGTAGATGCTATCCCTGCAAGAATGTACGGACAAGACGACTTAACACTTTACGTTTCACAAAACATATACAAAGCGTATGTACGCGCTTTAGGTGGTTTTGCTGCTGCGGGTGTAGGCGCTAACGGTTACGACAACAAAGGTACAAACCAAGTTTTAGGCGACGTATTCTTTGATGGAATAAAAGTATTTATGGCTAACGGACTTGCTGCAAACACGGCTATCGCCACAACTAAATCTAATTTACACTTTGCGACGGGGTTGTTAAATGAGATGAACTTAGTTAAAACTATTGATATGGCAGAACTTGACGGCTCACAAAACGTAAGGGTAATTATGCGATTTACTGCGGACGCTAAATATGGTTTTGCTGAAGATATGGTTACATACGGAATCGTGAACAGTGCGAATTAATAATTTATTGTATAACTTTTAAAATTTAGAAATTATGTCTTGCCTTATATCAAATGGTAGGTTAGAACAATGCAAAGAATCGGTTTCAGGTCTAAAAGCAATATATTTTATTAATTACGACGACTTGGATTCTGAGGATGTAGCTTACCACGCCACAAATACAGACCAAATTATAGACTGGGCTCCAGCCGCAGCCTTAACTATGTATAAATACGAGTTAAAAGGAAACAATAGTTTTGAAACAACTATTAACGCAAGTAGAGAAAACGGTACAACGTTTTTTGAACAAACGCTAACAATTCAATTAAAAAAGCAAGACGTTGCAACTCATAAGCAAATTAAATTAATGGCTTACGGAAGACCAAGAATTGTCGTAAGAACAATGACAGACCAATTCTTTTTAATGGGATTAGACCAAGGCGCAGACGTTTCAGCGGGTACTGTTTCGAACGGTGCGGCGTTAGGCGATTTTAACGGCTACGGGTTGACGTTTACGGCTCAGGAAAGAGTGCCTGCAAACTTTATTAACTGTACAAGCGAAGCGACTTTAGTTACTATTTTTGCAACTGGCGCTGGCGCAAATGCTACAATAGATTACAATTAAAATTTTATTTTTTTCATAGGTGAAGCCGATACCGTAAATGGGTCGGCTTTTTTTATTAAGAAACAAATAACAAAGAAAGTAGTTATATTAATATGATTATATTACAACAAAGTAATAACCCGCAGACGTTTAGTTTTATTCCTAAAAGCAATACTTACAACGGTATGTTTATTACGGACGACCAAACGAACGACGAAGTACAAGTTAGTATTACTTCGAGTACAACGGGCGACTATGTAAACACGATTACCGCAACCTTTAATTTAATAGAAAATAGGTTTTATAACCTTGTACTTAAAAACAACGCGGATATAATTTACAAAGATAGGATATTTTGTACGAATCAATCAATAGTAACATACAGCGTTAATAATGGTCAATATACTACCAACGCTACAACAAATGAATTTATAGTTTATGAATAATATACACGTTCTTAAATTAAGTGAATATACAAGACCTGAAATAAAAGAATCTAAACGCGACGCGTGGGTTGAATACGGCGACGACAATAATTACTATCAATATTTAATTGATAGGTACACGAACTCAACAACGAATAACGCCGTTATAAATAACATAACACGTTTAGTTTATGGCAAAGGATTAAGCGCCGTAAATGCGTCAAAAAAACCTAACGAATACGCGCAAATGATGGCGCTGTTTTCTAAAGAATGTATGCGGCATTTAATAAGTGATTTAAAATTATTAGGTCAATGCGCTGTTCAAGTAATTTATTCAAAAGATAGGAAGAAAATTACAAAGGTTTACCACGTTCCTATACAACTTTTACGCGCTGAAAAATGCAACGAAAAAGGCAAAGTAGAAGCGTATTATTACTGCGACAACTGGCAAGACTTACGAAACTTTACGCCAAAACGAATACCCGCTTTTGGTTGTAGTAAAGAACCTATCGAAATAATGTTTATTAGACCTTATTCCGTAGGAATGAAATATTATAGTTACGTTGATTATTACGGGGCGCTTGCATACGCCGAATTAGAGGAATCTATTGCAAACTATCTTTTGAATGAAGTAAACAACGGGTTTTCAGGGCGCGCGGTAATAAACTTTAATAATGGCGTCCCTTCCGAGGAACAGCAGTTATTAATAAAGCAACAAGTTTTAAACCAATTAACAGGAACTAACGGGGAAAAAGTAATAATAGCTTTTAATAACAATCAGGATAGTAAAACAACGGTAGATTCAATGCCCGTGAACGACGCGCCCGATTTATACAATACATTAAGCGATGAATGTTTGCGTAAAATTATGCTGGGACACAACGTTACAAGCCCTTTATTATTTGGTATTGCTTCCACGAATGGTTTTAGTTCAAATGCTGACGAATTACAAAATTCTTTTATTTTATTTGATAATATGGTAATTCGACCTATGCAGGAATTAATTTTAGATGCGGTTGACACTATTTTAGCATATAACGGCGTAGCTTTAAAAACATATTTTAGAACGTTAAAACCTTTAGAGTTTACAGATTTAGAAAACGCAATTACTGAAGAACAAACGGTTGAAGAAACTGGCGCAGATGCAACGCAATTAAGTTCCGATAATCAAATAGCAAACGCCTTAATAGAACTTGGCGAAGACCCTAACGAAGAATGGATATTAATAGACGAATACCCAGTAAATTACGATACGGACGATGAAGAAACGCAAATGCTTACAAAAGAACGAAAGCAATCTTTGTTCAGTAAGATATACAACTTTGTAAGCACGGGCGATAATAGACCAAATATAACAAGCAAACAAGACGAAGTTATAGACGGAATTAAGTTTATTACGCGGTATGTATATGCGGGTGAAGTACACGCAAACACGCGCGAATTTTGCCGTAAAATGATAGCGGCGGGAAAAATATACCGAAAAGAAGATATTGAAAATATGGGTACGCAAGTAGTAAACGCGGGTTGGGGTCCTAACGGCAATGATTTATATTCAATTTGGTTGTATAAGGGGGGCGGTAATTGCCACCATCGTTGGAATAAACAGGTTTACGCTACATTTAGCGGAAAGGCTATTGACGTAAACAGCAAAGAATTAAAACAAATTGCGGTGAAGAAAGCCGAAAAATTTGGTTATGTAATTAAAAACCCAAAGTTAGTTAGCACGCGCCCCGTAGATATGCCGAATTATGGTTTTTTACCAAGCAACCCACAACGTAAAAGAAAAATTGTAAGATAATGGCAGAAGCACTACTAATAACACGAAACGATTTAGTTAAATTTACTGCCGTAAATGGCAACGTAGATACTGATAAATTTATACAGTTTATTAAGATTGCGCAGGATATTCATATTCAAAATTATTTAGGTACTGACTTGCTCAATAAAATAAAATCAGATATAATAGCAAGCACCTTATCAGGTGATTATGAAACGCTTGTAGAAACCTATGTTAAACCGATGTTAATTCACTGGGCGATGGTTGAATATTTACCCTTTGCCGCCTATACAATCGCGAACAAAGGCGTTTATAAGCATAATTCCGAAAACGCGAATAACGTAGAAAAAAACGAAATAGATTTTTTAATAGAAAAGGAACGACATATTGCGCAGCATTATACACAAAGATTTATAGATTATATTAGTTTTAATACTAATTTATTTCCTGAGTATAATTCTAATAGTAACGGGGATATGTACCCCGACACGGACACTAATTTTAAAGGATGGGTAATATAAAAAGTAGAAAAATAGTTTATTCGTATAAACCTAAAGAAAAAAACGTATATCTTTTAAAGGTATATTTAAAAAAAATAGAAAATGGCAAATGTAAAGATAAGTCAGCTACCCGCGAAGGGCAGTAATATAGCAGCCACAGACCGCGTTATGATTTCGGAAGATTCGGGCGGCGGTGTTTTTGCGAGTAAATACGTTTTGGGTAGCGAAATTATTAATGTTAAAAAAAATTCGTACTCGAAAAAACATACTTTAGTTATAGAAGACGCAAATTGTTTTGTTGAATTAAACTACGTTGTTGCGGAAAACCTAACGATACCAACAAATGCAAGCGTTTCATTTTTGGCGGGTACTATTATTATTCTAACTCAATATGGAGACGGGCAGGTTACAGTAACACCTGATGCGGGCGTTACGCTAAGAAGTATAAACGCCAAAAATAAAACTACGGGAAAATATAGCGTTGCATATTTGTATAAAAGGGATACGAACGAATGGTATTTATATGGCGACATAACATCTTAAAAAATAATGAAAACTAAATTACTAATAATTTCTTCGTCTTTGTTGTCAGTTGTAGCGCCGATAAAACCTTTAATTTATATTGCCATTTTGGCAATTATTTTAGATACAGGTTTTGGAATATGGCGCAGTGTAAAAAAGAACGGTTGGCGTTCTTTTAAGTCGCGCAGGCTATCAAATACAATAAGCAAAGCGTTATTATACACGCTGGCAATTACTTTTGTTTTTTTTGTAGAAAAATACGTTGCTGCGGACTTAGTGGCTCACTTTATATCTATTGAATTAATTATAACTAAAGCCGTTGCGTTGTTTTGTGTATTTACAGAAGTTATTTCCATAAATGAATCTTATGAATCGGTTACGGGTAAAAACATACTTAAAAGTTTAAAAGATTTTGTTACACGCGCAAAACAAGAAGCCGACAAGTTTAAAAATTAATGGATACTACAAAAATAATTCAGGAACGTTTACCTTCTTCGCAATATATTGCTGAAGACACAAGCAAAAATCAAATTTATTTACACCATACTGCGGGCAATAAAAACGCGGTTGCCACTATTAAAGGATGGGCAAATAATAAAGAACGCGTAGCAACTGCCTTTGTAATTGGTTACGACGGCACAATAGCGCAGGCGTTTAGTTCGCGGGAGTGGGCGTGGCACTTAGGCGTA